ACGCCAAAGCCGCCAAAGCCTGTCGCGATGCCGGACCCGGAAAACGCCGCCGTGCTGGACGCCCGCAAGAAGGAATTGCTTGCCGCGCGCCAGCGGTCGGGCCGTGCCTCAACCATGCTCACCGGTGACGACAGCTATTCCGGCATCACGACGGGAGCGCCCTGACCGCTATGGCTGACGGCAACGCCAAGTCGCTGATCGCCCGCAGCGAAAAGATGTTCTCGACCCGTGAATCCGTTGTGACGCTTTGGCAGGAACTGGCTGACCAGTTCTATCCTGAGCGCGGGCAGTTCACGGTGACGCGCGACAGTGGCGACGAATTCGCCGATCACCTGTTTGCCACCGATCCCGTCTTGATGCGCCGCGACCTCGGCAACGCTATATCGGCCATGACAAGGCCGGGCGGACGCCAGTGGGGCAAGCCGGACATCGACGACGCCGATCTGCGCGAAGACGCATCGGTTCGCGCCTATCTCGACTGGCTGGGCGAAACGCAATGGCGGGCCATGTACGATCCGCCTGCCAACTTCGTGCGCGCCACCAAGGAAGCGGATCACGATCTGGCGACGTTCGGCAACGCGGTTGTATCGGTCGAACCCAACATGCGGGCCGGGCGCCTGCTGTATTCCTGCCATCACCTGAAGGATTGCGCCTGGGCCGACAACGCCGAAGGCCGCACCGACATGATGCACCGCCGCATCACGATTTCGGCACGCGCCGCGGAGCAGAAGTGGGGCCGCGCCTCGCTGCACCAGAACATCCAGAAGCTTTGCGAGAAGGAACCGGAGAAGGACGTCGAATTCATCCACGTCATGATGCCGGCTGCCGACTACGACTACATCACCAGGGCCAAGCCGAAGATTAAGGCGCCATTCGTCTCGATCTACGTCGACAAGGCCAATGGCTGCATCGTCAGCGAAAGCCCGAGCTTTGAATTCCGCTACATCGTGCAGCGGTGGACGACGCTGCCCAACTCTCCCTATGCGGTGTCACCCGCCACCATGACGGCGCTGCCCGATGCCCGCATGATGCAGGCGCTGGCGCGGATCATCCAGGAGGCTGGCGAGAAGTCCGTCGATCCGCCGATGAAGGTGACGGAAGAAGCGGTGCGCGGCGAAATCAACCTGTTCGCCGGTGGCGCGACGTGGGTGGATCGGGAATATGACGAGCGCCTTGGCCCGGCCGTCGAGCCGATCATGCTCGGCAAGGACGCGGGCCTCGGACTCAATATGTTCGATCGCATCCGGCTCGGCATGATCGAGGCGTTCTACCTCAACAAGTTGTCGATGCCGCAGCAGGCCGCCAAGACGGCATACGAGACGGCACAGCTTGTCGAGGAAAACCTGCGCGCATCGGCGCCGCTGTTCGAGCCGATGGAGCAGAACAACGCGGCCATCCTCGACACGACGTTCGAGGTGCTGCAGCGCGTCGGCACGTTCGGGCCGCCAGATACAATCCCCGAAGTGCTACGCGGCAAGAACATCTCGTTTTCGTTCTCCAATCCGCTGCACGACGCCATTGAACGCGCCAAGGTGCTGCAATTCCAGGGCACGACGCAGCTCATGGCGATGGGCGCACAGTTTGATCCGAAGATCGTGGCTGACATCGACATGCGCCAGGCGTTCCGCGATGCCGCCATGGGATCCGGCATGCCGGCCAAGTGGCTCCGCAAGCAGGAGGAAGCCGACGACGGCGCCGAAGCCATGGCGAAGGAGCAGGAACTGGCCAAGATCATCGGTGCCGCTGGTGCCGGTGGGCAGGCCGTGGAAGCCGTGGGCAAGGGCGCCATGGCCGTGCAGGGAAAGAGGGCGGCATAATTGGCGAAGCCTGACCTGACCCGCGCCTTTGCGCCACCTGATTTTAGCGGCGAGCGGGGCAGGGCGGCGATCCATGCCATTCAGGCGCTTGCCACCGGCAAGGCCAGCGAGGCGCAACAGAAGACGGCATTGGATTTCATCATCCATGACATCTGCCGCACCTATGATTGCTCATTCCGTCCCGACGACAAGGGCGGGGAGAGAGACACGTCATTCGCGGAGGGCAGGCGGTTTGCGGGATTGCAGATCGAGCGTGTCATCCGCAACAGTTACGACAAACTGGTTTTGAAATAGCCGCGACTCCCGGCCCGTCGCACCACGGCACGGGGCCGATAACCACGGCGGAGTTTGAGAGCGTCACGCACGATGGGCGGCTAGGGGATGCCCACCCCCCATGGACCATCGAAGCCCCGCAAGCCGTCAACCAATGGAGACGACAGTGACAGAACAAGCAGCCGCATCGGCTGATCCGAAAGACGTGGCCGACGCCTCACAGCAGGGGCAGCAGGCCAGTGCAGCAGCGCAGACGGCAACCGGAGACGCCGCCGCGAAGCCTGCCGATGGTGGCAGCGCAGACGGTGCAGCCAAGCCCGCTGGCACGATGGCGGAAGGTGCCGGCACCGATGCCAAGGCCGAACCGAAGTGGCGCGACGACTGGCGTGAGGCGCTGGCCGGAGGCGACGAAAAGGCCATGGCCCGTCTCAAGCGGTTTCAAAGCCCTGAGAACGTCTTCAAGTCATGGGCCGAACTCGAACGCAAGCAGTCATCCGGCGCACTCCGTGCCACGATGCCCGACAATCCGACCGACGACGACGTTGCCGCCTACCGCAAATCCTGGGGCGTGCCGGACGCCGTTGAAGGCTATGAGGTCAAGCCGCCAGACGGCATTGATTTCTCGGAACCGGAACAGAAATCGCTGAACACGTTCCTTGCCCAGATGCACGCCAACCACGTTCCCAAGGCGACGGTGCAGAAGGTGGCCGAAAGCTACTTCGCGATCCGCCAGCAGGAGGAGCAGGAGCTGTACGAGGCCGCCGTCGAGACGACGACGAACTACCGTGTCGAGATCAAGACCGAGTACGGCCGCGACTATGACCGCAACGTAAAACTCGGCAACGCCGAACTGGTGCGCCAGCTTGGCCCCGAAAAGGCGAAGGCGATTTCCGGGCTGACGCTGGCCAATGGCGTCAAGCTTGGTGATCATCCCGACTTCGTGCGGTTCATCGTGGGGTCCGCGCTGGCCAATGCCGACGACGACATGCTGGTGGCGTCCGAAGCGACGAGCAACGGGCAATCCGTCCAGTCCGCATATGACGCCGCAATCGCTCTGAAGTTTACCGATACAACCAAGTATCATTCCGATGAGCATCAGGCCAAGTTGAAGAAACTGGGTGAAGCCTTGGCGCGCACCCGGAACCGCGCCGCCTGACCTATTCGGGCATCCCGCCCGTGTGACTGCCGCAGCCAACCCGCGATGAGCGGCGCTGCATGCCGAACCACAACCGAAACACATCCGAAGTGAAAGCGCCATGACAGCGCATTGCGGCCCCGCTCAGGGCAACCCGCGATGCGTTGAAGTGGTCAACCTCGATCTGCGGTCAATCCCAACCTTCACTGAAAGGCTTTGGATATGGCTGAAACAGCATTCCAAACAATCTACCGGTCCGAATGGATCGCCGGTTTCGAGCGCGACCGCTCGTCCCTCCGCAATACCGTCACCACCGAGGCCCGTGTCAACGGCCGCCAGGCGGTGTTCCTCACCGCGACGTCTGGCCGTGAGGCTGTGACCCGTGGCGCCAACGGCCTGATTGCGGCAACCGCCGACAGCTTGACGCAGAGCACCGTGACGCTTTCCGAAGCGCACGATCTGCCGCAGAAGACGGACTACAACATCGTCACTGGCCAGTCTGACCAGCGCGAGATCATGCAGACCGAAAGCCGTAAGGTGATCAATCGCCATATCGATGACATCATCATCGCGGCGATTGCGACCGGCTCCGTGGTGATCAACTCCACGGCGTCGATCATGACCAAGCAGCTCGTCAACCGTGCCGTGACCCGCCTCTATCAGGGCAACGTGCCGAACGACGGCCTAGTCTATGGCCTGCTGACGCCGGCTGCATGGGCGCATCTGTCGGACGTGCCGGACTTTGCCAGTTCGGAATATGTCGGTGACAAGCCGATGCCCGGCGGTGCTCCGGTCGGCGCCATCGAAATGCGCCGCTGGCTAGGCGTGACGTGGATGGTCCACACCGGTCTGTCTGGCCTCGGTACGTCGGGCGCCAAGTGCTACCTCTATCACCGCAATGCGGTGGGCTGGGCTTATGCCAAGAACGAGGTGGAAGCGCTGGCCGGGTACAACGAGGAGCAGGCCTATTCGTGGGCTCGCACGACGATTTATGACGGCGCTCTGCTGTTGCAGAACTCCGGCGTCGTCACTCTGAACCACGACGACAGCCAGTACGGCGCATAAGGGGAGGCCTGACGCATGGCTTATAATCCCCTTCGCCTGACGACGGTTGGCGACGATGGTCTGAGGGTCAATTCGGTTGCAACTCAGCCGTTGACGCCACGGACCTGGACGTATCAGTCCGCCGATGCCGTGGCGACGGTGCGCGCGGCCAACTACTTCAGCGATGCCAAGCAGCGCGGCATGAAGGTCAATGACCTCGTGTTCGTGGTGGTAGCCGCTGATGGTTCGGCTGCAACCGCTGTATCGATCTGCGTCGTCATGGCTGTTGCCGCGACTGGCGCCGACCTGAGCGACGGCACGTCGATCACCGTCACCAACACATGATCCGAGTGGCGGGGAAACCCGCCTCTTTCATCACCATTCCATAAGGAAACTGAAACATGGCTTACGCTTCTGCTGGCTTGCAGAAAGTCTCGTCCGGCATTGGTTCCGGTGGCACCACGATGTGGATTTACACCCACGCATCGGATGCAATCGCAACTGTCGCCGGTGCCTCGTATTTCTCTGACGCGATTGCGCAGGGCATGGGGCTTGGTGACGTTCTGTTCTACGTCCGCACGTCGACAGGCATTGGCTATCCCTGCACGGTTACGGCTGTCTCTGCGACGGCGGCAACAGTGACGGCGATGGCGCTGTCGTAATTCGCAATCGCGGCTCCGCTTCGGCGGGGCCGTTTCCATTTTCAACAGGAGATGACATGCCGACATTTCAGCCGATCCGCCTGAACCGCGAAGAAACCATGCACACGCGCTACTTTGTGGTGGTGCCGGAAGGCGTGCCGCTGGCCGACGTGATGACCGGCGATTTCTTCGTCAATGTGCGCAATTCGCTGCGGCCGCACGACGTGATTTCGGCCGTTGCCGCTGACGGTTCATTCGATGCCGAGTTTCGCGTTGTGTCGATCAATCGGATTTCTGGCGTCATCAAGTTCCGGCTGCTCCGCAATGCCGTTATCGACGCCGAGAAGGTGCAGGCAAGCGACGATATCGAGGACCGCTATGACGTCAAGCACGCGGGCCATGGCTCGTATTCGGTGATTGAGAAGGCGACTGGCAACAAGGTAATCGAAGGTCTGGACAAGGAATCGGCGCATGCCGAAAAGACGCGGCTTGAAACGATGCGCCGGGCGGCGTGACGAAGGCGGATCGCTGACATGCCAATCACGCTGAGATCGGTGAAGGGATCGCCGCTGACGCACAACGAGGTTGACGCCAATTGGG